GCCTTGTCGGGTGCGTCAACGCGCACCCACCCGTGAAACGATCGGCCACCGCTCGAGATGATAGCGGTGAGCGGCAGGTTGGACCCTTTGAGGGTGGCCAGCTGGTCGGCTTCTGGCAGGTCGTCAAACTCGATGAGAACGTGCCTGTATGCGCTGACGTTGGAGTCTGCGCCCGTCGTGCTTTCGCTTCGATAGGGGTTGATGCGGATCCATCGCCCCGAGGCTGACGAGCAGGTGAATGGGTTGTCACCCTGCTCAATCTGGTCCACGAACCACTCAAGCGGTTTAAAGGTGCCGTGGCTCCCCGGTCGATGCTTTCCGTCCTCGCTCTCGAGTGCCTGAGTGCAGATGCAGACCAGCTCCCCCGGCATGAATGCGGCCTTGAGGAAGCGAATGGTCGACGCCGACGAGTCGTCCCCTGAAAGGTCCACAGGTGCAGCGTTCCGGTTGATGATGAACCTTCCCGTGGGGCTGACGGTCTGGTGCGTGTCCAGTTTCGACCCTCGCGGGTTGTTGTGAGGCTTCGTCGCGGCTTGTCGGACCTTGTGCTCTAGGTCTTTGCGGGACCACGGTGGCGAACACCGCTGGTTCCACTGCTCGAGGATTTGGAGACTCTCCCCCTCGCTCAATGCGAAGTCGTGAGCCAGCACTCTGGCGAGGTCATAGGTGGCCGAGTGGCCTCCCTGCCCAGAGACGGCCCCGGGCACTTTTGCCGCGTAAGAGGCGGCGCGTTCGTATGGTGTCAGCATGGGTTGTTTTTCGACCTGCTCCGAGGTCAGGATTTGAGGCGTTTAATCTCCTCCAAGGCCGCGTTGTACATGGTCTGGAGAGCCTTGTGCTTGCCCCGCTCGACGAGGGTCATCGGGTGCGCAGCGTCATAGGCCTCCTTGAGCTCGTCGTGGAGTTGAGCGTTGTGCTGTTGCAGGTCCTGACAGGTCCTGGTGAGGCGGCTGAATGCATCCATCAGGCCCCAATAGTCCTTATTAGCTGCCTCGAGGCGTTTTACGACGCTTGCCAACTCGGCCACCAGATCCTCGATGAGTTCCGACGCGGCCCCATTTTCTAGCAGTTCGGCGTTCATTCCTCATCCTCCTCCAGTTCCGCAAACTCCTCGGCGTGATAGGTTTTGAGGCTCTCAATCTGCTCTTGCGAGAGGTAGAGCGAGATGCTCCCCCAGAGTTCCGCAAAAGCCTCGCGGAGGCTGGCAACCTGCTGCTCGAGCCGCTCGATTTGGTCGCGCATTTTCATTCGTTGTCTCCAATGGTTGGGGGTTTTGGCATCGCGGCCCAGTGGGTGACGACGCTCGGCGACTTGATGCCTGACCATGCAAAGGCCATGCGATGTGACGGCGTGCAGAATGTCCGCTTGCCGTCTCGAACTAGGACGATCACCGGGATGTCGCGCTTGGGCATTTCAACGTTGGCGTCGACCCATAACAGCATGGATTTCGGGTCGGCATAGAATGTGGATTTCATTTTCGTTTTGATGAGCCCACCGCCACGAGGCCGACGAACACGCTGACGAGTAGGACGGCGAGCACGCCAGCCCCGAGACGGTGGAGGTTGTTCATTTGAGGATGGTTGCTAGGTGCGCCGAGAGTTGGTGAAACTCTGTGGGGTCAACCCACTGTTTCCTCGCGCTCAACAGGATGCTCATGAGTTTGTCGACGGTCTCAATGACCTCTGGTCTGTTGATAAACAGAGCGATGGCCGTCGCCTGATTGGTGCGCCATGTTGCCCATTGTTCGAGTTTTCCGATGCGGTTGACTAAATCCCAGTAGGCAACGTCGTAAGATACGTCCCTCACTTGCTTGTCGTTAACGATGCGGAACACGTTGTTCAGCATGTCCGCGAACACCGGCCTCAGTTCTCTGAGTTCTTGATTCATTGGATCGTATTGATGGCTGCGAGTTGCTTGGTCATGGCCTCAAGTTCGCGGCGGAGGAACCGGATCTCGAACGCGAGAGCGTCGGGATGCTTCCCCTGGTCTCGCAGCTCGTCGGCCAGTTCGTCCCTCACGATCTCTCGCAGTTGATCTTGAAACTCTGAGGAGAGCATCACGGCTCTGACCTCGGTCTTGATTGCTTCCACTGTGCTCATGGCTTGTCTTATCAGGTTGTCGAGTTGCTGCGGTTGCATGGCTTAAAACGGCACCTCATCCGGTCCCTCGGCTTCCTCCTCGGCCTTTTTGATCTGCTCGAGTGCCTTCGCTGGCAGTTGAGCCTTGTTCTTTCTCGGGTCCATCGGCCTGAGCCTTGTGGCCGTCCCCTGCGATCCGTCCTTTTTTTGGTACGTCTCGAGGTAGATGGCAAAGGTCACCCAGAGCCCATCAAACTTCCGCACAAACTCGATAAAGTTCGAGTTTTTCGAGAAGTCTGCCGACTGCCCGTTGGGGATGTTGATCTTGCTCCCATCGGGGTCAGCCGCGGCGAGGAGCACGTTCAGTTTCCACCAGAGACTCTCAGCGTTGATGATGTCGTCGGTGGCCTTCGCTCCCGACTCCGTTACGAACTCGAGGCGGATCTTCATCTCGCCTTTCGGCGTACACTCAATCTCGCTTGGGAACTTGATGGTGCCTGAGTAGATGCCCGGAGTCTTGATCCACGAGGATTCCGGCGCTGCGTTTCGGTCGATTTTGAACATGGTTTGTTAGAGTTTGGAGATGAGGTCTGAGGTGCGGGTCCGGATGTCCTTTTGGACCTTTTGAGGGAGGAGCGTGAGGAGGTCGGTTTTGAAAAACGCCAGCGCGGATGTGTAGTGCTCCCCGAGAAGGTCGCGGAACTCTTGCTCTTGGTCCTCTGCGGGTGGCAACGCCTCCGGCTCGACGACGTGCACCTGCGCGGGTTTCTCGACCCTCTCAACCGGCCCGAAATCGCTGACTTCCTCGGGGGTGTAGATCCCCGAGACAACCTCAGGTGCGAGGAGTCTGACGGCCTCGGAGATGAGTCGAGCGGTCAGCATCTGCCTCGGGTGCCGCTTGTAGTTTTCCTTGAGTTCGCCACCCTTGCCGAGCGCGACCCCGTTGGCCACCAGCTCCTGCATCGTGACCTCCATTTCCAGATCGTTCTCTCCGTAGACCCACCGAGCCTTGACTCGCTCGGCAGTCCGAGTGCCCCAGATGACCTTGCCACCTGCGGCCTTGTACCGACCGAGCATTGCGTCGGCCTTCATGCTCAGTTTTCCGTCGAGCAGGTGGTACGTTTGCGTGACCTCGAATGGGGTCAGGCCTGACGTCAGGCATTGCAGCGCGAGGATGGCCCCCTGTGCGGGTTTGGTGCAGCCAAACATCCCCGAGGATGCGAAGGCTTCACCCAGTTGCATTGCTGCCCCGACGGGGTCGTTAACCCCTGCGAAGAGGGCCAGTGGTTTGTGTTCGTTGTTCATGTTTTCTACTGTCTGGTGTTGTTGTTTTTTGCCGCTAATCCAGCGGCGAGGATGAGGACCGCGTCAGCGGTACTCAAAGTGATATGAAGGTTTGGGAACCTACGTTGTGCCTCCTCCTTAAGCCGATTTTTCCATTTCCTCTGTTCCTCTCCGGATCTTTTCGAGATGCCGATGACCTTTTGCCACGCCTTCGGTTGGACGAGGAGAAGACTGAACCCGAGAGCCATCGCCACTCCTTGGATAAACCCGACGTTGCGATGGAGCACCGCGAGCGATGAGTGACCAGCACCGAAGATCGCTTTTGCGGGAATCTCCATGCGGATTTCTCGGTGGCCAACTGCCCAGAGGTTGCGAAGGCCTGTCAGGATGTCCCCGTCGGTCTCTGGCATCCGGCAGCACTCGATTGCGCCCTGCTCCATGTCGTATGCCCATCCGCCGGCCACCCCGGGGTCGATGGCGATCATTTCGCCCTCCTTTGCCAATAGGCCTTCACGGATTCGATGCGGCTGATCTTTGAGCACGCGGCGCAATAGCGTTGCCCTCGCTTAGACGGCTTGTCCCCGTTGCATCTCCTGCACCGCTTGCTCGGCGCGAGCATCAAGTCCCCGTGGGGCGTCTCGATGCGCTTGGCGACGAGGAGCCGCTGCGCGATGCTCAGAGCGGCGTCCTTAGCCGAGATCAGGGTCGCGTGGTCCTCAGGTGAGACGAGGCACCACTCTCGGCCCTCGTGGTAGATGGTTTGCGTGCTCATTGCCCTGCCTCCTCTCTAGCTGCCTCGAGGACGTAGGTGATGCCGATGGCGGCCGACACGAGGCCGAGCACGCCCACTGCGGCTGTCCATGCGTCCCACTCGAGGGTTCCGAGCAGGACGAAATCGATGGTTGAGAGAGCGAGGAGGACCTCCCCTTGGATGGTTTTTGCTTTGGTTGTCATGGTGTTGAGTTGGTTAGGAGAGGTGCGCCACAATCTCTTTTGGGGTCAGCTGTGGATTTTTGATCCCGTGCTCGTCGAGTCGGTCTTGAGCATCGCAGATCCACATGACCACGTTGTCCCGGATCCACTCGGCGATGCCGTGCGGGTCGATTTCTTCCTCCGCGCAATGAGCGGTATGAATGATGTCGTTTTTGTAGACAATCGCGATCTCATCCTCGGGGTTGATGTCCGATGCCTGAAAGGTGGCGCACCAACCCAGATCTCGATGGAGGGTGATGCCGGTCGTGTTGGTGTTAGCAGGGCCGTCCATCATGTCTGCAATCGCTTGGACGAGTTGAGCAAATCCTTTGGTGGTTGTCATGGTGTTGAGTTGGTTAGGGGTTGATGGGGTTGGATTAGGCCATCGCTTCGGTCTCGAAATACGCGAGGTCAAATACCTCCTGCGGAACGTCGCCGACGGTCACGTCGTTTCCGTCGTTGGACGAAAATGATGCTGCCCAGTTTTCACCTAGGACGATGATCCACCCGTCGCGGGTGACGTGGGTTTCAAATCCTGCGGCGGTGAGTTCGGCTGCGGCGGTTTGGATGGTGCGGGTGTTGGTTTGCATGGTGTGAGGTGGTGTGGGGTTGCGTTATGCAAACTTGACTCCGCCTTTTGTGAGGAGCATTGCCGCTGCGCCGTTTGCTGCCTCCTCGATCGTCATCCCCGGCTTTGGATTTTGATGCGACCACTTGCGGTTGATGCATTGGACAAGGTGCCCATCCACGATTGCGATGCCGATTTGACGGTCTCCGATGATTGCCTCGACGTGGAGGGTTGCTGGTTTGCCTAGGTTTGTTGGGTCGATGCTCATTTTGTTATCTGGTTGGTTGTTTCGTCTTGGGGTCTCCGCCCCTCAACTGCAACCATCAAACCACAGTTGTTTTTCTCTGTCCAACAGTTTTTTCATCTTTTTTTATGCCTTGCAAACTCGTTGAGTTTGAGGTGGTTACCGATGCGGGAGGCCCCATCCTCCCGCACCGGAGCATACCAGACACCCCGGCAAACATACCGGATGAACACGGAAAATCGTCCCACACGAAACCAAGCCCGTCAACGGTGCTCTAAATCATTGCTCCTCTAGGCTTTGCGAGAATAGGACAATCTCCGAGAGGGAAGCGATGATGCGTTCCTTTTGGTCTACTGTAAGTTTCTCCACATCAACACGTTGAACCCATCGCCGAAATGATTGTGCCACCCTCTCCACTGTCGGCATCTCCTTGAGGATGGGCTGGTTAGACTGCTTGAAGCGATACTTGGTTTTGTTCCACTGAGTCTCCGGAAGTGCCAGCCACGCTTGGATTTCCGTCTGCAGCTTACTCAAGTTGGCCGACGTCATCCCGAGATCCGTCGCGGCCTCCGAGAGGTTGTGCCACCCGATGAGGGGCTGGAGGTCGGCAGCGAAACACAAGGCCACTGCCTTGGCCTTGGCGTCCCCGGGGCCCAACATCCAAGCTAGGATCCGGTGCAGGTGCGCGGCTGATGCGGCTGAGGACGTCCTCTCAACGTGGTTGGCCAGTTCGGCTTGGTGCCAGTCGGCCATCCTCTGCGCGGTTGCCACCGGAACCCCAAATCGTTCGGCGAGTTGTTCGGCGGGGGTGTCGAGGTCTTCCGGTGTCCAGTCGGCGGGTTGCATTACACAACCCTGTACCACTCAAAGATTCACAACGCACTCTCAAACAGGTCAGCCTCGGCGTCTCTGCGCTTTTGGAGCCCTGTGGTATTTGGCCAGAGTCGTTTCATCGAGCGGAGCAGCTGCGGGACGTCGTGGGTGCGGCCATCGCGGAGAGCGTTTTGGATCCCGAGCATCTCAGCCCGTCGGTCTCCAGCCAATGCGGTGCCGCGATTAAACACGAGCGAGAGCAGTGCATCGCGAGCAGGTTCCGGTAGCGTCTCCGCTTGTGGGTAGATCCTCAAAAGTTGCAGGTAGAACCTCGGCACGGTGATCCTCTCGAACACGTCCAGAGCCTTTTCCCACGGGACTTCGATGTCGCGCACCATTGGCCTTGAGGACAACCACAAACGAGCACTCTCTCCACGGATGCCGATTGCTCCCATCAAGAGTTCGAGGCTGGTGTTGGACAATGTGCCCCACGCCTCGGAAACTTGACTCTCGGAGTTATATCCGAGGTCAAATCCGACGCCAATCGTCACACCTGATTGCTCCCCCGGCCACGTTGGCCGAGATAGAAATTTCCGGTAATACGGTTCGCCACCGCCGACTTCGTAGTCGAGCAGGAGTTTGCGGCCTTTGTCTGAAAGGGTCATTTTAAGTCTCGGTAGAGTTGGACGATTTTCAGCACCGTATAGACCAGTGCTGCCAATGCGGCACCGATGCTGACCAGCTGATGCACCTCAGTCAACCCGAGCATCAGCGCGGCGAGATTGACGCTTGGCACGACGAGCAGGTCGTGCGGGTTTGAGTGGTCGAAGTTCATCGGTTTTCGTAGGTTGATTGTGACGGACAAAAGTTTGGAAGTGCCAGACGGCAGCTAGGACGAAGGTGAGCCCGAGTCCGAAGTTGAGAATGATCTCCGAGATCGGAGGCGTGGAGAATGTGACGATGTTGAGCAGTGCTCCAACCGACACGAGCGAGAGCCCGAGCTTCATCAGCTTCGCGATCTTGGGCGACTCGTAGATCTTTGACTCGGGACGGCCAAAGACGAACAGGACGAACGCAATCCCGCCCAACGCGATCAGCGCGTTAGCGGCTCCGTTTGCGAGGGTGAGCAGGTTCGGGTTCATGGTGTTCGTCTGTGATGGAGTGCGGGATCAGTTTGCGGCTCGCGAACTCGACGGCTCGAAGACCAACGAACCCGAGTAGGAAGGCGATGGCGTACTGCGTGCGCTCCCCCTCAACCTTGACCAACTGCACCACGACAGGTGTCAGGTAGTTCGCAGCTGCGGCACCGGCCACGAGTGAGGAGATGGTGCTCCCGAGGTTGCGTGCAGCGTTCTTGCCCGTCGTCAAGACTGCCCCGAAAAGGCCAGCGCACAGGAACGCGATGTCGATGCCGTACTCCTTGAGATTCATTTCTTTTCCGGTGGCCTCCCGCCAATGTTCGCCGCTGACCCATAATAAAACGAGACGACCATCCCCCACGAGGTGGCCAGCGAACCGATGAGCATGGTGATCCCCGCGTTGTCCCAAAGGTCGAAGTGCCCCGTGAGCAAACCAGCGAGCACTCCAAAGAATCCGGCGGTGATGACGAGAGCCAGCACGGCAGGCACGCGGCTGTTGAGTTTGGCTTGCATCGCCCTCGCGCTGTCTCGGTCCTGTGTAGCCAGTCTCTCGAGGTCGATGTCGAGTTCCCGCATCCGCACCTTCAGTTGAGCGTCGGCCTCGCGCAGTGCCACGATCTGCGCGTCGGTGAGGGTATTTCCGTCGAGAGCATCCTGCACCTTGGCACTCGTTGGCTCGCTGATTCCAATGGCCTTCCCGACGGCCTCGACGGCCATCCCAGCGAGTGGGCCACCTAAGGCCCGTCCGATCGTCGGCAGTAATGATTTCCAGTCCACACCCTACTGTCCGCCATCAACTGAGCGGCGAGTAGTCGAGCCCGTAGCCGACCGTGAAAGGCCGGTTGTGATCCTCGTACCATCCCGCGCCGCTGAACACGTCTCGGAAGTCGGCAAACGCTCGCTCGAACTTCGGCCTCACCGCATCGAGCGAGAAGTTCGCCTGAGCAAATGCCACCATCTTCGAGCGGTCGATGCGGTAGCCGATCCGGATGGCTCGCAGGATGTCACCCATCGTCGAGCATCGGAACCCGTTGACACCATCCACGATGTATTCGGTCATGGCTCCCATGTCCGAACAGATCGGCACGCACCCCGAGAGCATCATCTCGACTGCTGTTCCGCCAAACGGCTCCCAGTAGGTGGACAAAAGAAACCCGAACTGAGCTTTGGCCATCAACTCCTTCCGCTCCTCAATGCCAGCGTATCCAACAAAGTCGACGTGCTCCGGCCACTCCTTTAATCCGATGCCCTCGGGCCCTCCTTGGCCAGCCACCTTGAGCCTGATCCCCATCCGCTTGCAGGCGTCGATGGCAATGTCCAAGCCTTTGTTGGTCCCGAGGCGGCCGATGAACAGCGCGTAGTCCTCTCGCTCTTGCGTCGGGTCGAAGTTGCGGATGTCGAAGTAGTTCGGCACGACTCTCCAATACCACTTTGGGTTGCAGTAGGAAACGCCCTCAGTGCCCACGAATGCTGACCTGAGAGGATAAGACTCGTAGCACCGAAACGGCGCGAAGGCGTGGCCACTTCCGATGCCCGGCTCCACGACGATCAAGTCTTTGTCAGCGTTGGCAATGTGGGTCGCCTCTTGTGTCCCGCCCCAGAACGCGAGCACGATGTCGCCTTTCTTTTTCCGTCGCTTGATAGCCTCTCCAGCGATGAGATTAAACGCCTTGTGAGCAAGGTCTTGCGAGGAGTGTTTGAACTGGTTTCGTCTCCAGTCGTAGTCCCCATAGGTCTCTTGGAGGATGTCACGAGAGGTGACGTTGACGTGCTCGTGAGCGGCGGTAATGGAGTCAGGATGTCCATAGTGGATCGTGCGGTACTCGCTCGAGTCCTTGAACATCTCCAAGAACTTCAAGACTTTCTGAGTGAATGCGCACGCTGAGTAGTCGGGATGGGTCACGGTATGAGGAACCCCTAGGCAGTGGAGAGTTGTCATGCTCTCCAGCCTAGGGGTTTAGCCTCAACTCACGCTAGCTTTAACCTCCAGCGGGACCTGTCGGGCCTGTCGGCCCAACCTCGCCCGTAGCACCGACTTCGCCCGTGGCTCCAGTTTCGCCTGTTGGCCCCGTTTCGCCTGTTGGTCCGGTAGGTCCGGTCGCTCCACTTGGCCCCGGTTCGCCAGCACCTGATGGTCCAGTGGCACCTTGGATCCCAGTTGCGCCAGTTGGTCCAGCTTCGCCTGTTGCACCCTGCACTCCAGCACCAGTTGGTCCTTCGGGTCCAGTTGCACCGCTCGGTCCCGTCGGACCTGCGGGTCCAGAGAGCCCTTGAGGTCCACTGATTGGCGTCCAATAATTTGTTTGACCGCCAGTTGATGCCTCATTCCACCCTTGCGCCATATGCGCTTGCAAACACCTGTAGAGAGATCCATCAGCGGCAATCACGATCGATTTTTCGTAATAGTAAGCACCCTCAGTCCACGGCTGCACCGATGCGTTCATCCACGTTGTCGACCCGCTAGCGGGTGGGATGTCAGTTCCAACACCACTTGCGCCAAGGAGCACATAAAGCAGTCCTTTCTCACTCACAAAGTCGCCCGTGCGGTACATGGTTTGAGGCAGCACGCGGGAAGCTCTGTTGAGCAACTGCCATTTTGCTGTGCTTTGGTACGGTTGCTGACTCTGGCTGCCTTCCAATGCGACGTAATACTGCCCAAGGTCAGACACCAAATCCCCTGCCGAGTAAGATGTTCCGCTGTCCCATGCGGAGATTCCTCCACCGCCTCCAGATCCAGCGGGACCTGTCGCACCCTGCACGCCAGTGGCTCCTTTAGCACCGGTCACCTGCACCGCCACCACGTCGATCACCACGTTGTTTGCGGGGGCCGTTGGGAAAACGATCTTTGAGTTTCCTTGAGTCGTCCCCGTGATCGAGAAGCCACCGTTGGTTTCGTCGGGACGTTGGAAAACCCCGCCGACATAAACGAGGTAACCAGCTTCGTCATTCTGCGGACCATCCCATCCGCTGATCGGCCCGAACTCGGTCGTGCTCCCGTCGCCCGTGAATCGTGGCGAGAGGATTCCGCCTCCGAGCACAACGCCAGTCGGCCCAACGGCTCCAGTCGCACCAACCTGCCCGACGGCACCATCAAGCGAGATGGCCCATGATGCGTAGGTTCCAGTGCCCTCGAGCACCTGCACTACGTCAACCTCAAGCGCTCCGCTGTTGGACGTGTAGGAGTTCACGATGCCAGTCATCCGATGGTCGACGTCGTAAGCGAGGACGACGTTCTGACCGACGGACAACGCGAGGCCAGTGGCCACCGTTAGGTTTTTGACTCCGGTTGTCAGCGCGAGTGAAGTGGTTGAGCTTGTCGTGTATCGGTCTCCAGCTGCGCCAGTTGCGCCTGTGGCACCGAGGCCTGTGGCACCCTGCACGCCCTGCACACCCTGTGGTCCGGTCGCACCGACTGGCCCGACCTCGCCCTGAATGCCCTGTGCACCAGATGCCCCGCTTGGACCTGCCACGCCCTGAATACCTTGCTCTCCCGTAGCACCTTGCAATCCAGTGGCACCGACGTTGCCCTGCACGCCCTGCAATCCACTCGGCCCAGTGGGTCCCTGAATGCCGGTAGGCCCGACGCTGCCCTGTGCGCCAGTCGGCCCGACTTCGCCCGTGGCACCTTGCGGCCCAACGTTTCCGGTGGCACCCTGCTCGCCTTGCAACCCAGTCGCACCGACTCCCCCAGCAACTCCGCTTGATCCGGTGGCACCAGCAACTCCGCTTGCTCCAGTGGCCCCCTGTGGACCAGTTGGACCGACGGCTCCGACGACCCCTTCAAGGTTGACCGACCACGAAGTGAACGTGCCTGATCCCGTGTGGTTTGTGACGTCGACGACCAGTGAGCCCGTGCCCGAGGTGTAGCTCGTCACCGTTCCGTGCATGTGAGCGGTTCCGCCCGACTCAGCCACCACGACGGGTTGTGAAACTGTGTAGCTCAGCCCCGTTGCAACCGTCAGAGTCTTCGCCCCGTTGCCTGTGAGCAGCGAGGTCGATGACGTCGTGGCGTACTTGTCGGATTGCCCCGACGCACCAGTCGCACCTTGTGGCCCTGTCTCACCCGTCGCCCCCTGCGTTCCGAGGCCGGTGGCTCCTTGTCCCCCTGCTGCACCGCTCGGCCCAGTTGCACCGACGTCGCCCTGTGCCCCTTGCTGTCCGGTAGCCCCTTGCACGCCTGTTGCACCAGCCAATCCGCTTGGACCGGCGACGCCCTGCACGCCTGTTGGACCGACCTCTCCGGTGGATCCTCGCTCACCTTGTGGCCCAGTCGCGCCGATGGCACCAGCGTTTCCCTGCACGCCCTGTTGACCAGTCGCGCCGACTGTGCCTGTGGCACCGATGGGTCCTGTAGCACCGGCCCCACCAGCGACTCCCTGCGGTCCTTGTGCACCGCTTGGTCCGGCAACACCAGTTGCCCCTGTTTGCCCTTGCAGCGCGGTCTGTGCCGACGCTGCAATCATTGCAAGTTCGATTTTCGTTAGTTGTTGTGGCATAGCTTTTTAGATGACGATTGTGATGGTTACAGCGTAGCCAAGTGGGATTGGCTCACCGAAAATGATGGTACCTTGTTGGGCATCGTCGCTCGGCCCAACGTCTCCAACCAAGGTGAACAAAATCTCAAACGACGTAGGACGCTGAATGACTCCTCCAACTGAAACGGTGTATGGGACGCTCGAAGTTGGAGGGTTCCAGCTTTCGCCGACAACATTTCGGATGGCTCCAATGCCCGATGGGAAAACACCGTAGAAAACACTCGTTTCATCATCCCCTTCGAACGCGGCCTGACTGTAAACAGGATCCCTATAACTGCCTCCGCCACCCGAAGGTTTGTTGAGCAGGTCGTTGTAGTCGCCACTGGAGGCCACTGTGGCGAGGCCGAGAGTCGTCCGTGCAGCACTGGCTGTTGTCGCCCCGAGCAGAGCCTTCCCAGTCGTCCCAGCATCCTTGAGTAAGTTGTTTGAGACGCGAGTCATACGGTGTAAAATGGCACCAACTTCCCGTTACCAGCGTCAAAGTAACCCGCTGGAACCACGGTATTTGATGGGGTTTCCTCTGAGACGGTCCAGTTTGGTCCTGTTGCGCCTGTTGCTCCTTGGTCGCCGGTGATTCCTGTTGAGCCAGTTGCGCCCTTTGCGCCGTCGGGTCCAGTTGGACCGACTGGACCGACTGCACCGTCGATGCCATCGATGCCAGCTGGTCCTGTTGACCCAGTTGCTCCTTGCGGTCCAACTGGTCCGGTTGCACCTCGCGGTCCTTCTGGCCCTTGCTCGCCGGTGTCCCCCGGAAACCCAGGGGGCCCCTCTGGACCCTGCATCCCGCTCGGTCCCGGCATTCCCGGATTCCCCTCGGGCCCCTGCATCCCGCTCGGTCCTGCGGGACCGGGAAAGCCCTGATCCCCCTTGGGTCCAACATCGCCCGTCGCACCAGTGGCACCGCGGCCACCGCGCATGTTGAGCGAGGAATTCCACGAGTTGGATGCCTTGACAAAAACCGACACAGTCTGCACGTCGTCGTAGTTGTCGGACTCGGGCATCTCTTGGAAGTAGACGTCCCCATCCTTGCCAAGCGAGGGAGATGGCGCATCGGTTCCGCCGTAAAAAATCGTGCCTGCGATACCGGTCGCACCAGTGGATCCTCGCTCGCCAGTGGCCCCGTCGTAACCAGCTGGACCGTTGGCTCCTCGACTCGCGATGAGATCCCAAAAATTGGAGAGCGTGCTCGGGATGTCTCCAACGTTTCCGCCGTTAGCGTTTTTCCGATACCAGAGGTTCCCTTGGTACGTCGCCAAATCTCCGACGGCGTAGCTGATTCCGAGGTCGAATGCTCCGGTGTAGTTCCAAGCAACCGATGGCCCAGTCGCGCCGGTCGGGCCTTGTACGCCAGTTGCCCCGCCGGGAGTCCCCGGAATGCCCGATGGACCAATCGGACCAGTCGCACCAGTTGCCCCTCCGGGTGAGCCGGGCTCACCTTGCAATCCGGTTGCACCGACGGGTCCTGTGGCCCCGACTGCTCCACTCGGCCCAGCAACTCCGGAAGATCCGCTCGGTCCGACGGCACCGCTTGGTCCGGTTGCGCCGCTTGGCCCAGTCGCACCGCTCGCACCGACCGGCCCTGTCGCCCCTCCGGGAGATCCTGCGGGACCTGTGGCACCACTCGGTCCTGTGGCACCAGTTGCACCGCCAGCTGGTCCAGCTTCTCCCTGCGCCCCCGATGGACCGCTTGGTCCAGTCGCACCAACTGCTCCAGCAACACCTTGTGGCCCACTCGCACCGACGGGTCCGGTCGCGCCTGTAGCACCCCCCGGCGATCCTGCTTCGCCTTGTGGGCCAGCTGGACCAGTCGCACCAGTCGCGCCTCCGGGAGAGCCTGACGGCCCCTGTGGTCCGGTCGCACCACTTGGACCGACCGGCCCTGTCGCACCGCTTGGACCGACGGGTCCTGTTGCTCCAGATCCAGTCGCACCAATCGGCCCTTGAGGCCCAGCAACTCCGCCAGACGCCACGAGGATGTTGACCTTCTCACCGCTCGGCGGTGCGCTCGTAAACGTCACAACGCCAGCTGTGACCGTGTAGTCATCGCCAGCGGTTTGGAAAACACCTCCGATGGCCACGACGAAATGGTCGTCCGTCGAGTCGGTGGACGTTGTGGTGAAGACTGTCTGCGATCCGTTGCCCGTAAACGTAAACTGCTGGAGCGCAAACGATGGAGCCGACGCCCCCGCTTGAAACGTCACCCAGCCATTCCCTGCTGCATTTGGAAACGAGAGGGTCTGGTCGGCTGTATTGACGATCAGTACGCCCGACGGAATCCCCTCGATTGGAGGGGTCCCCGACGTGGCCTTGCGGAGTTGGCGGATGAAGTTCGGCATCCGTCGAGATTAGAGGTCGCCGCAATCGATGGAAATCCCTGCTGAAGCTGGAATCGAGTTTGTTGCACTCGTGATCCGTCCGTATGTGTCGACCGTGAAGAGCACCTGATTCGACGCGGCGGTGACGCCCGAGGTGGCCAAGTCGACCCCACTCGATGAGACGGCGATGCGGCTTGAGGATGCGGTTTTGACCGAGAGCGTTGTGCCGCTCTTTTGCAAACCATCCCCAGCGTCAGCCACGCCTGCACTCGAGAACTGTGTGAACGTCAGAGCAGTCGTTCCGATCACGATTGCTCCCGATGTCGAGAGCACCCAACCCGTTGACCCGTTGGTCGTTCCCTGTTCGATGAAGACAAACGATCCCGCGCTCAACTCCGTTCCACTGTCGGAATCCGTGCGGCGAGTGAGGATGAAAGGAGACTCGGAACTGCCGACTGCGGTGACTTGGTAAATCCCGTTTTGCAGTGCGCTAGCCTGATTTTTAACGAGTACCGACTCACCCACGGCCATGTTGTGACCGTCGATGGACAATGCGACGTTGTTGTTCGAGGTCAGCGTGGCACCAACACCGCTTGAGCCGTTGTTGTACGCAACCGAAGGCAGTGCTTCGGTCGTTGCAACATGCGCTGAGGCTTTGACATCAAGCCCTTGTGCAACGTCATCGACGTACTTCTTGTTCGCCAGATGAGCGTCATCGGTCGGCACTCCGGTCGTCGAGATCAGCCCCGCACCGAGCGTCAGGTTCTTGGACGCGTCAACCACGAGAGCCTTGCTCGCGCTCGCTGTCCCAGCCGTCACACCTGCGACGGTGTTGAGTTCAGCGGTCGTTGCATTCACTCCGTCGAGCTTGTTCAACTCGGCGGCGTCCGCGGTCACCTGCGTCCCTGCGATCTGGATTTGGCCCGTGATGTTCAGTGTCCCCGAGACCGTCTTTGTGCCTTGGATTGTCTGGTTGCGGTTGGCCGTGGTGACCATCCCTTCGGCGGTGGCAGTGCCCTCGCCACCGACCGGAACGATGTCCCCGTTCGACTTTTTAATGAGCAGCTGGTTGTCAAACTCTTGAAAGAGTAGCTCACCAGTCGCGAGCGTGATGCCTGACACGCCCGTTGAGGTCGTGCGGCGTTTAAGTTGGATCGTGTTCGGCATAATCTCTTGATGTTGTTAAACTTGTCCCCCGTCGACTGATGCACCCAAAGCGGCCAGCGTCGTGTAGGTCGTCACCCCACCGACGACACCGACGATGTTACCTTCTGCGCCTGTGCCAGCAATCGCGGCTCCGGCACCAATGTTGGCTCGGGCCTGAGCTTGTTGGGGTGCTGTCAGGCTCTGAGCGGTGAACAGCACCACTGAACTGGCGATGTTCGATGAGTCGAAAAAAGGGAGCGAGACGGGTTGCGATGCTCGGCGGTTCGTATTCTCGACCTTCCATCGAAGAGCCCGGGTCGTCGTCAGATTGCCAGAGTAAGCCCACGCAATCTCCGCTTGGAGCACAACGGACGGGAGGTCTGTCACCGTCTCATCTCCGCCAGCCACGAGCACTGTGACACCGTAGCCAGAGGATCGGCAGTGTGGGGCCTGACGTTGGCCAAATGTGGACGCGGCCACGGTCACGATGTCAGCAGAGGATGATGCAACAAAAGCCAGATCGGCATCCAGAGCGGTCGCAATCTTCGCGGCCATCGCTGACGCATTCTCGGTCCCGAGCGTTGTGACCTTGATGAGACGGCCATCAGCGGGTGCCTCCGGCCCCGTCGAGGACGAGGTGCCCATCCAAACCCGCACCGGCCCCACCGAGTCGGCAAGGTCAAAGTAAACTTCGTTTGCCGTCGTTGCCGTGGTCTGGATGGCCACGACTTCGGCGGAGTCGTAGGGGTCGATGCCGAGCAGTCGGTCAATGCCGCCTGATGCCGTGTTGAGTGTCGCTCGGTAGTCAACAGCGGAACCCGTCACCGTGCGGGTCCAGCTGGAGAATGCGAGGAGAGGATTGGCATCGAAGAGACCCTTCGGCTTGACGCTCAATCGGAGCCCAGTGGATGAGCCCATATCGACCGTTGAGGTGCTGGAGATCGTGCTACGGAACTCGATGGCGGTCGGAATCACGTCCCCGTTGCGGAGCAACACCTCCTGATCGTCAGAGCGGCGGAGACCACCAACGTAGACGAGTCCAGAGTCGAGAGCGACGGTGAGCGTGAGCATTCACTCATGCGGCCGTCATCAACTGTCATGCACCGTAGAGACCAATGATTTGATGCCCCCCCGTTTGCTGCGAAACGGTAAAGGTCCCGTCCTCTTCCTGCATGATGTAAGCCAACACGATTTTGTAGTTGATGGCTCCCCCGACCTCACCGGCCACGAGTAGCGCACTAGTGTCCTCGATTGCAATGGATGGATTGGAGATGCCCGTTGATGCCGTCGAAGAGAAGTTACCGACCACGTTGAGCACGACCCGCTTGCCGTCAGCAGCCGTCCCAACCTCCTCCTCTGGGTACGTCATGACGCTCTGCCCGTTGACCGTTCCCCATCGCACAAACACTTTGTAGGTCGGGCTCGGTGATCCGGGATTGTCGGCTCGAACCGTCACCTTAAATGGGAAGCTGGTCGTCGCCGATGGTGCGCCCGTCTGCGTCGTCCGACGGTTCTTGAGCGACACCAGCTGGCCACGCGGGGTGACGGTCGCGGTGATGTCAGGAGTCGATTGGATGGCCAATCTCGGGAGATAATCGATGATGGCGTTGATGGCAGAGGCCAACTGGCCACCGCTTTTAAGACGTGGGATCACAGGCATGTTGGTATTTCTCGGAGGTCGTTGGTCACTGTCTGCCCTCGGAAACTCGATGAGAGTCCGCTCCCGCCAATACCTCCCAAAAGTGGAAGCATGAAAGCGGATTGTCGCTGGTAGTTGTTGCGGAGTGGGTGCACCTGATCACTCCCCGGGTACTCGCTCCCCGGGATGTAGCCGTTCTCGTCGCGGTTCCGAAGCATGAAACCAAACTCCTCGACGGGTTTGGAAAACGTCTCCTCAGGATCGCAACTCGGCACCGTCACTCGAGCCTGAAGCTCAACCTCGGCGTGCCAGCGCGGGTACGGTTGGTCGTTCAGGAAGTCCTTGCCGCCCGTGATTTCGGTTTCCTCCGGCATTGCTGCCATGTCGCTCCCGAACCCGTCGAGCACGTAGCCACTGGTTGAGCCAATGGTTCCCGTTTGATGGATGAACCCGACCAGAACGTCGACCTCATACTCTTTGACGAACTCGGTCGGATACCACGGGTTGTCCTGCTCGCCCGGCTCGAGCGGAATCTTCCGATTTCCACTTTGGACGACATCATCGGCGGAGATGCGAGAAGCCGGTTCGTTCCAAGCGTCGACCAGCTTGACGGGGAAGAACCAGTTCTGCCCTCCGAAGTTGAGCCCTTGAAAGCCCGTCAGCGGGTCAAACGAGGTCTGTCTCGTCCCGAAACTGACATCCTCCGTGTGGATGAGGTAAATCGAATTAAGGATCGCGTAGGTTTCTGGATTCGAGTTCTCGGGGTCGTAATCCACAGCGGCGTTGCGTGTTGCGGTTGCTCGCAGCATCACGGTGGCCACGATGCGTTTGGATCCTCCGGTCAAAGCGAACCCCCGATACTGACGGTCGCCGATTTGGATGATCGGTCCCACCAGTCCGTAAGGCCACGGTGTGACGAAATACCGAGTGGATCCCTCGCTCAGAAAAGGCTGATAGCGTGGGCCCTGCGGCTCCCCTTGGGTGATTGTCCTCGGTGGAGCGACATTGAGAAACGTGCCTCTTGGCGTTTCGTTGGCAGTGAAGTCTTTGGTCTTTTGCACCTGCAATCTCACCAACTCTCGACGGATGGCCGAGAGCGTGCGCCCGATGGGACCCGGTGTTATGACCGTCGGGATCATGAGTAGATGAGGGACGACCATCCCGCGCCCGTGTACTGCCCGTAGTTCGCCGATGCGTTGCGATACATGAGGGTGATCTTCCACCGATCTCCAAACGGCTCCGCGGTTGCCCCAGCGAGAAGCCACGATTGAACGCTCCCCCAGATTGCAACGGGTGGAAACGAGATTTTTCCGATGTCGTTGACCAGTAATGCAAAGGCGCTCCAAATGTCAAAGTAGGTCACCTTAAGGGTGCAACCGTTTCCGGCGATGTAGTTTGAGACACCGACCAATCCCGGCTTTTTGAACTCGACGAATCGCTTGGTTGACTCGGTGTCGTTCGATGCAACCCATAAAGCGTTGGTTTCGTTTGGATTCTCAGGTGTTCCCGCGAGGTCTTGGAATCTCGGGTTGGCGGTGATCGGCTCGGTCCCGCTGTTGGCATCGATGCTCAACCGTTTCTTCGCGGCTGATGCGTAAGCGTAGATGCTCCTTTGCTCAAGCATCGTAGTCTGTGAGCCCTCGTCGAACGTCATCGAGCGCGAGATGATGCTTCGCTGCGTGTCTGCGCCCATGTCCGGTAAACCAGTCGGACTGAGGATGGTGTCGATTTGATTGTCTTTGAAGATGTGGACCGACGTTTGAATGACGTTCCCCCACTCGTCGGTGTCGAATGAGTGTGAGGTTTTGACGGCGGTTTCGCCCTTAAAGATTCGAGACATTTTAGGTGTAAATGTCGGACGACCATGCTGGTGCGCCGAGGAGTTGAGCGGTGATTTTCCAAGAGGCCCCGTTTTGCTCCTGCGAAACTGAAGTCCCGAGGAGTGATAGGCCGTTGAACATCGCGAAGTTGGGGATGGGTGGGAGCGCGTAGACCTGCCCCGGCACCGTCGCGTCGTCTGCGTTAATGGCCATCCACGTGAGGTTGAATGTCCACTGCGGCGCGAGGTATGTGGTGATGCCAGCCAGTTCGAAGTCGTCGCGAAACTGAACAAACCGTTTCGCGCCGTCGTAGTCCTCCCAGATGGCGTTGCTCGTGTTCGGCGTCTCGGCATCTCCCGCCCATGTGGTGAAGTCTGGGTGTGCGGTGATGGGTTCGTTCGAGATTGTCCCCTCGACGGTGACAAAGTTCTTCGTGAATGCTGCGCCTCTGTAAGTCCCCTCCGAGGTTCCGAGGCTGTCACTGAGCATCTCGACGTTTTCCTTCGCCCCAACAAGCGCCAACTGAACCGAGCCGAGCGTCTTGGTTGCTGGCCACTCGAACGGCTCCGTGTTCGGTCCAGTGCGCGCGTAGCGGGTGCGGAAAACAACCTCAATGGCACCTTGCTCGTCGACCTGTGCGGAGATGGGGAACTCGGTGTTTAGACTCATACCACAGCAACGTTGAGAGACCCTTGTTTTGAGATTGCGGAGACCACGTTGTCGAGCTTTCCGGTGACCGCTTGCTGCCAGATCTGGATGGACCGAATGACAGGATCTGTTTTATCACCCCCGGGAATAGGGAGCGGGAACGGCTCAGCAACGATGTCGGTGGCCTGTTTAAGGTTCTCGCGCTGAATCCTAAAGAACTCCTCGGCGGGTGGCCCTTGAACAGGGATCTTCGCAATCTCCTCGCGTTTCTTCGCGGCGAGAAATGCTGGTGACGCTGCGAATCCTCCGCCCAGATCCCCAGCCCCTCGAAGTCCGGGTGCTCTTCCTTCGATCCCGATCATCTCGCCCCGAGGCGCGAGGTTCATCATCCGTCGTCCCCCGCCGATTTTCTCAAGCGAGGTGAAGAAGTCTCCGGTCTTGGTCACCTTGCTTTTCTTTTCTTCAGCCTGAGCAGTCTTCGCGGTCAACTCCGTCTGGTTTTTAAGGGTGCTGGACTGCTCGCGGATGGCTGTTGCGTTGCGAAGCGCGGCCTCGGTGAGCTTGGCCAACTCGGTTTTGAGTCGCTCATTCTGCACTTGGAGTTTCTCCGTGGCTGCTGTCTGGCGGGTAAATCCTCGCTCGAATGCGGCGATCAGTCCTTGCCCCGGCGTGCCCTCAGCGTAAGCGTCAGCGTTGCTCGGAGGCACGATGACACCGTTCGAAAACGACTCCTTGGTGTTGTACGTGATGCGCTTCCCGTTCGCAAACGTCTCGCGCACCTCGCCCGGGGTGAGTGGCGTCGGATAGCCTGCTGCCTGCGCTGCGAGAATCTCCCCTGCCTGCGCCGAGGTGACGCCACCGGAGGCAAACCCAATCGGCCCCTCGAGCCCGAGGCCACCCATCCGCATGCCTTTGCCCGTTGTCTCGTTCCGCGTCGGCGAGATGAAACTTGGAAGCGCGATGTCAGCGAGACCTGCGACGGCAAACCCGATCTGCTGCTTGAGATACGAAGCAAACGCATCGACTGCGCGGATGAATGCCTGACCAAGCGGAGACTCAAGAGCGGCCCCGATAGCCGGTCCCGCGTTGACAATTCGGTCGATGAACGAGTCAGCCACTGGAGCGAGAGCCCCGATCAGGTCAGCCCCAGAAAACACCTCGGTGATCCCCTCGAGTGCCCGAACACCGAATGCTTGCACTTCAGCGAATGCAAGTTTCCCTGAGACCGTCAGGATATCCCAGAGCGTCCCGTTTTGAATGGCTCCCTCGATGATTTGAAACGCTCGCACCGCCGTGTCAACGGCCCGACCGAAGCCTGCGCTGAAGTCGTTTGAGAACTGTAGAGCCTTTTTCGTGGCCGTTGAAAAGATGTTGCCGAGAGCGGTGCCGATGGGAGCAAACTTCCCGACGAGGTTTTGAGCAAACTCGATGAGCGGCTTGAGCCCCTCCGACGCTGCGAGGCCGAGGTTCCGCTTCACCTCCTCCACGTTGTCCTTGAGCGTGGAGATGAGCCCGTTGAGCGTCTGGCCTTGATTTGCTGCGGCGCCCGAGAAAAGACCCGTGGTGGTCATGGCTTGCAGCGCGTTCACCATGTCCTGCGCCGAGATCTTACTCTTCGTCAGTGCCTCTTGGAGACCCGCATCACTTAGGTTGAGAGCCTTTTTCAACTCCTCACCGATGGGGATTCCTCGCTCAAGGAACTGCAGGAAAGTCTCGGTCTGCATCTTTCCGACCGAGAGCGTCTTGACGTAGGGCTGGAGGATTTCAGCCATCGGCTTTTTCGTCGCGGCAGCGATGTCCCCAATCACTCGAATCGACTCCTTGAGTTGTTCGGCAGGTACGTTTGCAGCGGCCAGAGATGCGCCAGCGTTGGCCACCTCGCTCAGTTGGAAAGAGGTTGTAGCAGCGTATTTGGCCAACTCGGAGACGGCCCCCTGCGCTGTCTCAGCCGACTTGTAGAACGTCGTGAACTGAGCCACCACGGCCTCGAACTCTCCTGCCACTGAGATGCTTTCGGCGAACGTCTGACCGAGTGCGCGAAATGCACTCCCGACGGCACCAATTCCAGCTTGCAATCCCGCGAACAGAGCTTGCCCACCAGCGACGGAAGCGACTGAAGCGGCGAAGGATCGGAGTTGAGACCCTGCCTGCGTGAGCCCTTGTCGGAAGTTGCTCGTGTCTGCACCGATGCGGATTGTTGCTGTGCTCATATTGCGATCCCAAGTTTTCGGTAAAGATACTCGGCCATGTCAGCGGCCACTGCTCCCAACGCCTTTTCGACGTAGCCTTTCCGGTCAACAAACGAACTGATTCCGGGACGTTTGTTTTGAATCTCAAGGTAGGTCTCAAGGAGACCATCGAACTTTCGAACGACTGCGGCGGGGTGCTTTGATTCGATGGTGTCAAACTTGGCTCCTTTGACGAGCCAGCCCCACGCCCCTGCTCGACCGGCTGCGTCTTGTCGCTGCTTGATCTCGAGGCCCCAGCGATCCTGCTGCACCGTGCGTTGGAGTTGTGCGGCGGCCATCATCATTTTAACTACGGCCATTTCCCCCCGCTTTCCTTTCTTCCCGATGT